ACCGTGCGGTTCAATCCCGCATAGCTGTTATATATTTCGCAGCCCCGCGCCGTAATGGTCGCGGTCGAAAACACCAGATCGGCAAAATCCATGAACGCCGTGGTCGAGGTCAGGCTGGGCATCGAAGCTGAGAGCGTCAGCGCCGAGCCGCCCGCCGAATAACCCGTTCCAGTTGCCTCATTGGTCGCGCTGTAGGTCGCCGTGGTGCCGTCCAACGTGGCCGAGGATGTATACAGCGCCAGTTTGTAGGATGCCGCCATGGGGTTCGTGAACGTCAGCGTTCCCCCCGTAATCGTGCCGGTCGAAGCTGCCGACGAAGTAAACGTGGTGGCCGAACCAATCACCGTGACGATCGACGACCCGCCGACATTGGTGCCAGTGAACGACATGCCGAGCGTCAGCCCGGCGACGCTCGATGCCGAGGTATAGGCGGTCGAACTCGTCGAACTCGCCGTGATCGTAAAGCCAGTCGTGGTCATGATATGCTGGCCGGAAAATAGCTGCTGTTTAAAGCTGCCGGCGAGTGCGGTAGAAATTGCCATTAGATCACATCCTCAAGATGATATCGGCCACGTCTGGATTGCCGGGCTTCAGTTGGTTGTAAAGCGTGGTGCGGTCACTCTTGATCGCCATTTCCATGTAGCGCATCAGCACGATCTTGATCTGCGCCTTGAACAAGTCGGCCTGCTGCGCCAATGCCGGCGACGTGGTGTCCGCGACATGCAGGAGCTTGCGCAGCGCCAGGTTGGATATTTCATCCACATTCATGCCGCGCCCGGATGTGGTATAGGTCTTGATGTCCCCGGCAAGCGTCTCGCCGTCCGTCCCGATCATTTGGCCCCCATTGGTTTACCGTCCGTGCCGCGCTCAATCATCATCGTTTTGTTGCCGCGCTTGATCGCAGCCGCCTTGCCCGCCTTGTCGCGGATGATCTCAATCGGAGCGTTCGCTGCTTCTTCGATCGAGGATTTCAGTTCCTTGATGTGATCGACCGATGCCGTCTTGCTGGAAGCATTCTTGTGTTCAAGTTGCTTGTTCTCAATGGTCTGGCCATGCTGCTGGGCCGATTGCGTCAGCGCATGTTCGTGCAATTGCTGCGCATGCGTCATTTTCTGCTGATGCAGCTCATGCGCCCTTTGATCCGCGCGTTCCTTCAAGGCCGCGTCGATCATCGCCATTTCTTTGTCAAGCTGGGCCTTTTCGCGGGCTAACTGTAATTCGCCCTCCATCTTCACTTTCTGATGGAACGCATCCAGTTGCGCCTTTTCGCTGGCCTGCTGGCTCTTGATCTGGGCCTGTTGCTGTTCAAGCGCGGCCTTCTGTTGGTTGGCCTGCTGGTCGTTCTGCGCCTTCTGCTGCTCGATCTGGACCTTTGGATCAGGCGGCGGCGCCACGGGAGGATGCATCAACTGCCCGTCCGGCCCCTTTTCGGTCGGATCGTTGAAGAACCGATCGGGGTTTTTGTACCCCATGATCTTGGTGACTTCAGATGCCGTATTGAATAGCGCGGTATCGTCCACCAGATTGGCCTTGCCGCCGGCCAGCAATTCCTTCTGGATATTCCCCAGCGCCATCAATTGCGCGAACTGCTGCGCCTTGCCTCCGGTTCCAAGCCCGACGTTGATCGTCATGTCGTCGCGCGTTTTCCAGTTCCTTGGATCAACCGGAACCCATTTATTGCGAAGCCTAACGGTTGCCTGTTCCTGCCCGTGCGAGCGGATGGTGTGATGCAACAACGAGAAGATACGCCGCACGCCTTCCGCCATAACGCGGGCGGTCAGCTTCATTCGCATCTGCGAAGACGAGAACACTTGTGCTACTGCCGTGGCGCTCTGATTTTGCAGCGCGTTGGCGTCTAAGCCTTGGGTTTGCTTTGATAGCCCGGTGCGGGTCTCAAGCTCGGCATCGAGGTATTGCAGCATCGGGTAGACGCTGGGCGTAATATCGGGGACCGTTTGCCAATTAAGGCCACCAGCAGTTTTAGTACGCACAACGCCGCCAGAACGAGACACAAGCAGATCGTCAAGAGTATTCGGGCCAGCATTGGCCTCGGCAACTTCAACGCGCGGATTGTTGTGAAGATAGAGGTTATCAAGCGCGCCTCGCTTTAACGCGGTCTTTTCCCGCATTACAGGCATGACGAGATCGGCAACCGACCGGCCGAAAAAGCGATGGGTAATCGGAACCGGCGTGGTACACGCGAACGGAATCACGTCGATCGGCTCGATGACCTCTTTGCCGTCCTTGATAAGGATTTCGCCCTGGTCGCCGCCAGTCACCACCATATACAAACAGGGCTTGCCGTCGCCCTTGTAGTCCATCCGAACGTAATGCTCGGTGAGCTTGACCAGCCGCGCCGAGGAATTCACATCCGAACTGATGAAATGCTCGTTGACCGAATCCCGCGCCGTGGTCTCGACGTTGGTGTTGCCAACGTATTCGGATAGCTCCTTGACCTGCTGTTCGTCAAAACCCTCCGCGATTAGTTGGCCTTCGGTCTTGGTGACGACCTCGTGGAACGCATAATTGCAAGTCTCGATGTCCCGCGCGCCGCGTTCAATGCCGAATTCCTCGGGGGGGACGCCAAGCACCTTGGCGCAAGCGTATTTCTTGGTCGTGACGATCGTAACATCGTGCGTGGTTGGCTGGGGCTGCGGCGTGAGGGCCTGCGCCATCTGGGCCTGGGGATCGGGCGCAGGTGGAGCAGCGCCTTGCAGCGCGGTCGGCGGGGTAATGGCGTCCATCAGTAACCGGCCCCTGACGTGCCGGATTCGCCACCATTAACGCTATGCTCGATGATCTTCATCGCACCGTCGCTGGCCTCTACAGCCTGCGCCAGCATCGCGAATTGATCCTCAGACAAATCATAATAGGTCTCGCGTTCTTCCTGCTCGTTTTCTTCCCACCAGACTTTGACGATGCCGACCTTTTGCAACAGCGCATCCTTGATGAACGAATACAGCACCATGAAACCGGGGTTCTTCTGCATGAACACGTGGTTCACGTAGTCGGTTTCCTGTTGTGCCGCTTCCTCATCCTCCGGACCAACCGGCTCGAACCGGACAACCTCGTCAGAGCCAGCGAAGATGTCCATCAGGTTGGGCATCAGCCCTTCGATGGTGTCGGAAACATCCATGCTAACCGTCTTGGAGCGGCCATCCTGCGCCGGCATGTCTTGTGACACGTCGCCGAGGTAATACCGCATCGCCTGCTCACGCTCGCGGACCAATTCGTCAGCATTCATCGCAGCAAGCGCGGACGCCTTCTCCTGGGCTAACATGGCCTTGAGGGTAATGAGGTCCATTTTAGCCATTGGCTTTAAGCTATTCCCATATTCGCGTATTGGATCGGCCGGTTGAAGTTCGCAGCCCGCCCCGGTTCTTCGTAACAAATCGCCATTAGACCAAAACTGTCCGCAGCGTGGCTCGACCAGTCATGATCCGGGCCAAGTCCGACATTGCGGTTTTCGTCCTTTTTCTCATGATAGAAGCCTAGCGCTTCGCGCCCCGCTTCCGTGGTCTCTGCGTTGAACCACATCTTTGAGCCAAGCCGGCGTACGGCTTCAACCCGCATCGATGCGGCGCCCCGTCCCTGATTGGGGATCGGTGGCTCGCATTTGAAATCTGCATCTTCCCAATGTTGCTTGTAGGTCTTGCCGGTGACGTTGTTTGCGTTCACGCCATCGTGCGGGAAATAGTTGATGGCCTTTTCGTAACCGCGCTCGCGCATCCAAGCTACGTGATAGGCTAGAACCTGCCCGACGCTCTCATAGTAGTTTAAAACCCGGATCTCCTGCCCAACCCATTGGACAATCCAGATCGTGTATGCGTCCGCAAGACCGCCAGAGCCGCCAATGTCGTGGAACGCACGAATTGGCAATAACGGATCAGAGGCAACTCGGCCTATGCGGCCTTCCGCCTTGGCCTTGGTAAGCAGCCCGGCAAAGTATGCGCCCTCGAACGCGGTCGCATAACCGCCGTCCCAGATGTGCTCACACCGCTCCGGGTATTTCTCCAGATCGATCGCGCGTTCGTCCGCCAGCACCTTTGGGAACCACGGGTTGTCTCGCCAATTGGCCTGCACAACTACAGAACCGGCCGGCTTCAATGTCCTCATGAAGTTGTCGATTGCGTCAGTCTTGCGCCTTGGATTCCAGCTTGCCCATATTTCAGAGCCTTCAGCGCGGATCGTCGGCCGCAATAGCGTCAGGCTGCGTTCGGATAGCGTCTGGGCTTCCTCAACCCATGCCCGGTCAAATGCTTCAAGGGATTTGATGGTCTCTGCGGTATGGTCCTGCATACCTTGGAACAAGATAACCCCGTCACCAGGCGTTTTGATTAGGTCGCTTTGGACGTTAAATGCCCGGCCAAGCCCTAATGCCTGGATCTTATCCTCGATCAGCCTTTTGGCCGAGTCCTTCAGGCTCTTTTGAACCTCGCGGATACAGACCGAACGCAAGCCCGGGTTGCGGTAATGATCGTCAACCAGCATCTCCGCAAAGAAATGCGACTTGCCACTGCCTCGGCCGCCATGGGCGCCCTTGTATCGGGCAGGAGCTAACAGCGGCTCGAATACTTCAGCCGTTGGAATCTGAAGAGTCTGGAGGGCGGACAATGGTTCGCACTATCTGTTGAAACCGGATTGCAGGGTCGTCATCGTCGCCGCCAACAAGGGGCTGGGCTGCTTTCCCCCATCCCCGATCTAGAAGGCTGTTTGCTGCGGCTACGCGGGCCGCCGACGGGGCATCAGAGGCATGCATGATACTGGCTAGGGTCGCCAATGCGCCCTCTGTGTGGCCTCGCGCTAATGATCGGATATCGGTAAGATTTTTAGCCATTTACTGAGTTTGGGGCTATGCGCCCTTTGCCTTCTCGATTAGTTGCCGCTTGATTTCATCCTGTGGCGTCATGGCGGGAACGCGAACGCTGATCTGTCCCCAGCTCCAACGCTCGAATTTGCCGCCGTCTTCGTATTGCATCGTCACCTTGTGCAAGCCGTCCTCGGCTAGCTGGGCTATGGCGCTATTGCTCAAGAGCTGGTCCGCCGTTGGTCAGTTCAGCCACCTCGGCGCGCAGGTCAGATGCCTCTTTCAGCACCTTGTTAACTTCCGCGAGGACAGCGCCGGCCGCATGATCTGATTCGGCAACGGCATCGGCCGCGCCTTGACGGACTTCTGCCAATTTGGCTCGTGCCGCTTTAAGCTGTTCGCCAATGGTCATGGGTTTAGGCTTCTCTTGGCTTACAAAGGGGCTGGTAGGAACTTCAGTTCGCACGTCGGGTAATGAAAACGGGCCGGCCTGCGCCACATAGTCCGAAAAAGCTTGGGTTAGATTATTGGCCCCACTCTGATAGTTTGAATAATTATTCTGGTTTGCGTTGCCAGCGCCTGCATTTACCCCAGCCTCCGCATTCACCGGCTGGTCTCGCAATGCGGCGTTGATCGATTCAACCGACATCTTAAAAACCGCCTCGGAAAGATCGCTGGCGTATAGCCTGAACAAAAGCGGGCTGAACGGCCGATCGTCAGGCCGGTTCATCTTCGGGAGTGACATATTCGGACGGGGCGGTATCGGCGGACTTGGCAAGCCTATCCGCCTCTTTGCGCCTTTCGTCGGCTACGTCGTGTTGCCAGTATTTCTTGGCATAGCCGGATCTGAAATCAATTCCGGCGATTACATCACCCATGGGATGCCCCAATGAAAAACCCGCCACGGATTTTCTCCGGAGCGGGCGTAACTCTTGCGAGTATGCCAAGGAATGGTGATTTGCCGCCCTTTTGCAAGAACTATTTTAAGCTGTCCCAAAGTCTGCATCAGCCAATTCCCCAAAATCGAGCAAGGCGGTAGCCCGCATCACGCAGAATTTCGGAAGCAGCTTGGCGAGCGCGATAGGGGCTGGCATAGCCAATCGAGTGGCCTGCGGTCGTCAAATCCCACTCGGCACAAACGACATTGTCCACGACAATGCCGGGGCGATGCCCTAAAATCTCTCTCGCTTTTCGGTACTGTTGGCGATGGTGCGCCTGACCTTCGGATTTCGCCATGCCGGACATACTCAGGGGATCCGAAGCAAACACCCGGTTCAGATCGACCGAGCCGACCGAAGGCAAGAGGCCACCATGATAAAAATGATGGGCATACTTCCGAAGCGCAGAGTACTCTTTCGGGTCGATCGCGTTTCGCGCCCTCATGCGGTCCAGCGGGGAGTCCTGCATCGTGTATTTGCGGCCGACCTGGCTATCCCCGCCGACCTCGAAAAAACCCCCTGAATGCCGTTTACGCTCTTCCGTTGGCCCTTCAATGGGCCGGTATTCCACGGGTATTCCCTTGAGTTTCTTGCGTGATGCCAATGCGTTCATTTCGTTGCCCCTAGCCCCTGCTTGAAGTTTAAGACGAAAGCTTTTGTACGCTCTCCAACATCTTTAACTCGTACCCAGGCGGCCACTTTGACGGGAAGCGCCATCCCCCCTTTTTGTTGCGAGGAAACGGCTTGCCGTTAAGGGCAATGTTGTATCCGTCCCAAGCTTCAAGCTGCATCTGGTCAAGAACCTCGATCAAACCGTCATCAGCGATATCGATCTCCCCCCGAGGCCGCTTGCCGGCAAACTCTGCGGCCTTGGTGAGCCAATTATGCTCGGCGGCGTCCCAATCGGCATACGACAGGCCCTTGGCCTTCGCGTGCATTACGAATTTCTGATGTTCCCGCCTGATCTCAAATTCTGAGAATCCAAGCGCTTTCGCGTAGGACAGATTTGTTGCGTTGATCGCAAAGTCGTCTGGAACTGACCTAACTGGTTTTTTCCGAGAGCGGGGCGGCGCCGCCGCAGTCTGCTCTGCCTTTGTATCTGTTTCTGTTCTGCTCTGCTCTGGGGGCGTTACTGTAACCGTTACATCCCGTTTACTGTCACGGTAACGTCGAAGTGCATCAGAAGCAGATTGCACCGTGACAGTCATGTTAGCCTGTTCCGGCGTGCGGCCGGACTTGCCTGAATTACATGGCTTGCAAGCTAGGGCGAGATTGTCGATATGATCGGTGCCGCCGAGCGTTATGGGCTCCATGTGGTCAACGACAAGGCCTGATGTTATCCGGCAATAAACGCACTGTTCTCCGTCACGCTGGATCAGCGCCGGACGGAAAACCGAATAATCACCCATCTGAGGCAAGCCAGCAGCGGCGCGCTTTTCGCGATACTTCTTCACTCGCTCATTGCTGGTATCAGATTTGAACTGCCGGTCGTCCCAATTATGCGGATGAAAGCCCGTCTCATCCATATCGAGAAGGCCGGCCGCGTGCAGCTCCGCCAGAATGAGCGCGGTAGCGGTTTCCTTCATGCGAAGCATAAAGGCGAGATCAGACGTTGGGGGTACTTGCCCGTCGTTCTTGGCCGAACAGCACAGCACAGCTACCCAATGCCAGCGCATCGCCTCCGGTAGCCGCATCACCTTCGGATCATTGATAACGTCGCTATACATGCGAAACCAAAGGCTCATGATGAACAGCCCCCGCCATAAACAAGGTCGTAAACTTTCTGGGCACATTCATCGGCGTCTCTGTGGATCTGGGAGCCGGTAAAACGCATGGTCAGGAAGCCGCGATCGTGCGCCCCGGCGTCCTTCTTCTTGTCGTGAGCTACCTGATCGGCTGACGAATGAAACTCTTTCCCATCGCATTCCAGCACCAAGGCGCCGGACGTATTGGGATTATAGATTGCCCAATCCGAACGGTAGATTGACCACTTGAACTGAGGAACGAACAGAAGACCGCCCTTGGCCTTATCAAGTTCGTCTGAAACGCAAAGCGTGAGCGGTTTGCCGGCATCCCTAAAGTGCAGCAAGATTGCTGCGCCCAATATCGTCTCGATAGGGCTGTCTGCCGTTCCTCTAACCAAAGCCGAGGCCGCAATACGGTCTACCGCCTTAGTTAAGGCGCCCCCGAGAGCGATGGGCTTAAAGTCGCCGACATCAGCCTCGGAGCCGTGGATATACGGTTGCCGCCACGGCTGTTCGATTGCGTAGCCGTCGGCATCCAAGCCGTCGTAATACTTCCGCATCAGATCATGCCCATGGCATGCATGTACGTTTCTAGGATAGTTTCCTGTTCCGCCCGCTCGTTGGCGTCTTGCTTGCGCAGCCGAACGATGGTGCGCAGCGCCTTCACGTCATAGCCGTTGCCCTTGGCTTCGGTGTAGACATCCCGGACGTCGGCCGCGATACCGGCCTTTTCCTCTTCCAGCCGTTCAATTCGTTCAACGACGGAACGAAGCTGGTCCTTTGAGAATTTGGTAGCGGGTGATTCTGCGGTCTGGCTGTTATGACCGATGCTCGGCTCGCTCATCGCATTCCTCTTTGGTTTGGTTGGGGGGAACGCGGTTACTGGTGTCACGACGTAAAACACCCCAGCATTCCAGGGTGACTAGAGCTTCATCGATTGAATGCGCGATCGATGTTCGAGCGCCGGCAACTTCCATGTCGTTCAGGCACTTGGTCTGAGAAGGCGACAGACGGCCATGGGAAGCCTTCAGTTCAAGCCCAAAGATCTGGCCGCTGTAGAAAATAATCAGATCAGGGACGCCCCGCTTGACGCCTAGGCCCTTGAAGATTGCGCCTTCGATCTTTGATCGATAACCGCCATTAGGTGGATGGAAAAAGAATACTCCGGGCATCGCGCGCCAGTTAAGGTGCGACACGACGGCTTTGTGGATTTCTTGCTCGGGACGTTTCACGCGGCCTTCTCCCGCTTCAGCCGCGACGTCGTGACGATCTGCAATTCCGCCTGTAAGATACGGATGCAAACGCTTGTCTTATGGATGTTCGGCTTGCCGTCCGTGTAGCCCTGCAAGCGTTCGATCTGGGTCTTTAGGTGCAATGCCTGTTGCGCCTGCGGCAATTTGCGGATGCGGCGCAACATTTGGGTGAGAAATGCCTCTCTCATGCCAGTATCTCCCGCTTTATTTCCGCGATCTCTTCAGCCAAGCCGTTGTCCTCGGCGAGACGTTGATTTATCCGCCTGACCGAGTGGAGTATGGTCGTGTGATCTCGACCCATGCGGCGGCCGATTTCCGGCAGCGAACGCGATGTCAGTTGCTTGCAGAGATAGACCGCGACTTGCCGGGGCAGCACCACATCCTTGTCCCGCCGCACTGACAGGATCTCGTTGCGGGCGATGCCGTAATGGCGCCCCACGGCTTTGATGATATCCTCGACCTGGATAGCGCGAGGCACGACCGCCCCGAGTTCTTTACCGACAGAGAACCATTGCGATTTCGGCAGCGGAATCGCCTTTTGCCGTTCCACCCATGTTTTGACCGGATCAACAGGTTCATTGATAGCCATCAAACTCGCTATTACGGCTGGCAACGAGCTGATCTCTGAGCCCGAGATTGACTCAGGTTCAGCCAGCTTAGGTCGTTTTTCCTGCATGACTTCGGCATGATGTTTTCTTAATAGCGAAAGAAGCTGTGCCGATCCGTTCTTCGCTTTGTCGCAATAACCCTTGTCCTCATCCGCCGAGCGGTGAGGCTTTTCTAGCATATCAAGCATTATTCCCCGTGCCCCCGTTGCCTTTCTTAGTTTCCCGATAAGATTTCACGCGCCGCAATAAGCTGAGTTTCAGCCGAGACCAGCGCGTCGCCAGAATGGTCAGCACCAGTCTGCCGATGGAGTTGGATTTCGTGTTCAAGGTTTTTTATTTCCGTTTTTAGAATTGTAACCAACTCGGCGCGAACCTTGTTCATCAACCAGTGTGGAACAATTTTTGTGCGGAGCGCTCGGAAGTTTTCGATCTGAGTGTCGGAGATGCCTAGTCGTCGCGCGATGTTCTTTCGCGCCTGCAATACCCCTGTTTTGCAGCGTCTAACCTCGCTTCTCTCAAGAGAGCGGGTCATTTTATTCAAAGCCTCTAAGTCGGAAACCGCACTGTTCATTGGACGGAAATCTTCCTGCATTTTTACAAATCCCTTCATGACAAAAAACGAACATGAGGAACAACACGCATTACGACAATGACGACTTCAATCCCTTCACATCGATCGGTTTGGCGACCGCGATGCTCTTGAACCGGCTGCGGATACAGGCGCAGCTTTTAGAATTACAAACCGACAGCCCTGAGAAAGGCGTAGAGAACGACAAGGCCAACAACGAGGGTGCTGCCCGCGAGGAGAAGGAAGATCAGCGCCGCCTCGTTGAAAGGAGACTTCGATAGATTGCGGCTTTCAATCACCCCCGAAAACGGATCAAATTCGAGTTCGCGCGGTGTATTTTGCGCGAGAGAGCCGGGTTGCGGTCCCCCCGCCGTGACTCGGCTCTTTATTCTGAAGTGTCGCATGATGTACCCCATCGAATGTATTTTCCGACGAAAACACCCAACACAACTTGCAACGCGAACCACGCTAGAAGAAAGATGAGCGCATGCATCATGCTTCGACCTCTTGAGAAGCCAGATGCTCTGCGAGGTAATCGAGATACGCGCGCCCGAACCATTCGCCGGCCAAGACCCATCGGCCGCGCGAGATGCGCCGAATGTCCAAGCCATAGTAGTCAATAAGATCGAGCAGCGGCCGATCGTTGGCCCTACTGAAATCAATCACCTGCCCTTTGTGCGCATAGAAAAGGTCATAGAGCGCGCGGAGCTTCGATCCTTCGCTCGGGATGGCATTGCGCGTCGCGTGGCTCTTGCGCCCGGTCTTGAAGAGGCTGGCGGGTGCCGTTCTCATGCTTTTTCGTCCTGAGGCGGCAACTGGATTTCACGCGCTACCTTTTTGTACTCATCCGCGACGAGATCGGCGCACCGTCCAATGCACTCGTTGCAAATTTTGCAACCGTCAGCCGATATCAGCCGGAAAACCTGACCGCTTGGCTTGCCGCAAAACGAGCAGTTTCCGTCAGGCATTGATCATGCCCCATAGAGTGTCTGGGGCTTTCATCGATCGCTCGTGGAGAGCTTCTTGCAGAACTTTGTGTGTCTTGGC